GGTGAGATTAAGACTACAAATGACTTATCCGATGCTACTTTTGATGTGGTTGCTGATGTTGGGCCATCATCCAGTAGTAAACGAGCTGCGACAGTTCGAGCATTAACAGGAATGTTACAGATTACAAACGACCCTGAAACTGCTCAAGTCTTAACTGCGATGGCGATGATGAATATGGAAGGTGAAGGAATAGGCGATGCAAATACTTATTTCCGCAAGAAACTATTGAGGATGGGTGTTGTTAAACCAACTGATGCAGAAGCTGAAGAATTACAGGCTGAAATGCAAGGACAAATTCAAGACCCGAATGCCACTTATTTACAAGCTGCAGCAGAAGAAGCGATAGCCAAGGCAGCGAAAGCAAGAGCCGATACAGTTGAAACAATTGCTACTGCAGAACTAAAACGAGCACAAACTTTGGAAACTTTGGGTAAAGTAGACGAAACTGTGCAGAATATTGCAATACAGAATGCTCAAGCAGTCCAACAGATTGCAGGAAGTGAAATTGTGCAACCTGTTGTCAATCAGCAAAATATGGTTTAGTATTATTTTACGGTATCCAATCAGCCGTTAATGATTGAGTTGAATGGGGTCTAAAGATGAACCAAAAGGCAGTAATTGATGACGAAGAAATCGTAATTCAGGATGAAGTACTTGAGGAAGAAGTAGTAATCGACCAAGAGGAAACTGAAGAAGAAGAAGTAATCGTTAGCATTGGTGAGGAGTCGCCACCTCCCGAAGAACACACTCAAGCACCGGAATGGGTACGAGAGTTGCGTAAGACGAATCGTGAACTGCAAAGACAGAATCGTGAGTTGCAGAGTAAGCTACAAACTGTACCGACTGAGCCTAATCCGGTCGTGATAGGAACAAAGCCTAAACTCGAAGACCATGATTATGACTCTGATAAGTACGAGGAAGCATTAAGTAATTGGTTTGAAAGGAAACGACAAGCCGATGAAATAAGTGCCAAACAAAATGCTGAAGTTATGGATCAGCAAAAGGCTTGGCAAGCTAAGTTGGATAACTATGGCAAAGCGAAAGCTGAACTCAGAGTTAAGGACTATGAAGATGCCGAGGCAGTTTGCCAAGAACTCTTTACAGTAACCCAACAAGGTGTAATGCTTCAAGGTGCAGATAATTCTGCATTAGTCGTGTACGCACTCGGTAAGAATCCCAAGAAGGCTAAAGAGTTAGCAGAAATCAAAGACCCCGTAAAGTTTGCTTTTGCGGTTGCAAAACTGGAGAAAGAATTGAAAGTGACCAATCGTAGAGCAGCACCAAGTCCTGAACGTATCGTAATTGGTACAGGCAGATCATCTGGTGCAGTAGATTCAACCCTTGAACGGCTGAGAGAAGATGCAGCTAGAACTGGTAATATGACGAAAGTCATCCAGTACAAAGCTCAAAAACGATCAGCATCCAAATAAACTTAGGAGCTTATAATGAGTAATTCATTCAGCAAAGAAGAACGTGTAGCGTTTGAGGACATCCTCGAAGGCTTTAACGATGCTTTAGTATTATCAAGAAACGTATCTGTATACAACACAGATGGTTCAATGATGGAACGCACAAACAACGTAATCTATCGACCACAGCCATATATTGCTCAGTCTTATGATGGTATGGATCAGACTGGCAACTTTGGTGCTTATACACAGCTTTCAGTACCGGCAACACTAGGCTTTCAAAAGTCTGTGCCATTCATTCTAGATGCTCTAGAATTGCGTGATGCACTCCAAGAAGGTCGTTTAGGTGAAGCTGCTAAACAGAAATTAGCCTCAGACATTAACATTGCAATCCTGAACGTAGCTGCTGCTCAAGGTTCATTAGTTGTAACTGTTTCTACTGCTGCTGGTGACTATGACGATGTAGCATTATGCGATTCAGTTATGAATGAGCAAGGTGTACAAGCCTTTGATCGTTACTTAGCTTTATCAAGTCGTGATTACAACGGTATCGCTGGTAACATTGCCGGTGGTGCAGGTGGTACTTCTGTATCTCGTAGTTTTGCAGGTAACAAGTCAAACACAGCGTTTGAAAGATCATTTGTTGGTATGGTTGCAGGTTTCGAAACCTATAAACTAGACTACGCAAATCGTCTAACTGGTGCGACTGGTGCTGATCCAACAATGAGCACATTGGCTGCTGCAGGTAACTACTATGTTCCAACAGCAACACAAACTGCTGCAACAGGTGAAACTCAGAACGTAGATAATCGATTCCAGACTATTACTGTTTCTAGTACTACCGACTTGCCAGCAGGAACTGCTATTGAGATTCAAGGAGTTGAAGCTGTACATCACATCACTAAGCAAGGTACTGGATTTTCCAAGACTTTCAGAGTGGTTTCAGTAACAAATGCAACAACTTGCGTTATTACACCTCCGATTATTTCGGCTCAAGGTGGAACTGATGCAGAACTACAGTATCAAAACTGTATCGTAACTGCTGCTTCTGGTCGTACAATCAACAGATTGAATACTACAACTGCACCGATTAACTGCTTCTGGCAAAAAGATGCACTAGAAATATTGCCTGGTCGTTATGCAGTACCAAGTGATGCAGGAGTTGCAGTAATGCGTGCTTCTACAGATCAAGGTATCGAGTTGGTCATGCAGAAGCAATACGATGTGAACACAATGAAAACTAAGTATCGTTTAGATACATTATTCGGTGTGGTCAATAAACAGCCTGAGATGTCTGGCATCTTGTTATTTAACCAAGCATAAGGAACGATCATGAGTTATAACATTGTTTTTACACAAGGTACAGCGACTGTATCAGTACCAGCCGGTGAGAAGATTGTAGTTCAGTCTTATTCACCAACTAGCGTGTTTCAAGAAGTTGGTTATCCCAATTTTCCTGAAACGAATGACTTGCTGTCTGTAGTAGAAAATACTACTTACACATCTGCTGCATTTACAAATGCAACTACTGTCATTATTCAAGCTGGTGCATCTGGTGCAAATTATGCAGTAGGTGTAGCACCTGTCATTAGTGATGATGGCAACTGGCAACTTCAAGGTGCTCCAGCAGATATAGCTGATGGCGGTTCGATGATTGCAACTGCTGCCAATGTATTAACTGGCATAGTTACATCAACATTAACACAGGCTCGTAATCTTCAACTACCTACAGGTGCAAATCTTGACTTGGCAACTGAATGGGCAATCGGTGAAGCATTTGATTGTACATTTATGACTTTAGGTGCATTCGCTTTGACTATTACAGTCAATACAGGTGTAACTATTGTGGGTAATCCTACATCGGCTGCAACGGCTGGATCGGCAGTAAGATTCCGTTTACGCAAGACTGCTGCAGATACTTTTATTGCTTATCGTCTGTCTTAATGTAATAAGTAGGCTGACATTTTGTTGGCCTACTCCTCTTTTTGGAGATTATCATGATGAAAAAAGGTTACTCAGCAAAAACCATTTCTAAGAATATTAAAATGGAAATGAAAGCAGGAAAGCCACAAAAACAAGCAGTTGCTATGTCTTTAGGAATGGCTGCTAAATCTGCAAAGTCTGCAGGTAAGCCTAGCAAAGCACCAATGAAAAAATGATTAAGTCTGCTGCAATTACTAAGGTTAAAACTATTTCACCATGGCAAAAGGTGAGGTTAGAAAAACGTAAAGTTAGAAAACAACAAGCGATAGAACGCAAGTTGATTAAGCAAGTGCATCCATCACCTATTGGTCAAAGCATTGAAGTATATGCAGAACCAATAAAAGAAGTAATAAAAGATATAAGTCGTGAAGAAATGGTGCAACAAGCTGATAAAATAGGTTTAGTGATTGATAAGCGTTGGAAAGATTCAACTTTACTTAATCGTATCAATGCAACTATGGGAGTGTAATGGGCTATAGCAAACGACAATTCGTAGAAGCTGCCTTAGAAGAAATTGGTTTAGCATCCTATACATTCGATATGCAACCTGAACAACTCGAATCAGCTAGAAGAAGGCTTGATGCGATGATGGCAGACTGGAATGCAAAAGGCATTCGTTTAGGATACCCTTTGCCATCTAGTCCTGAAGATGGTAATTTAGATGAAGAAACACTAGTACCAGACTCAGCCTATGAAGCAATTATTTGCAGTTTAGGAATACGACTTGCTCCTAGTTATGGCAGAGTAGTCATGATGGAAACTAAAGCTACTGCAAAACAGGGCTATGATATTTTGTTACAACGAGCAACATTCCCACTTGAGAAACAACTACCAGCCACTATGCCAGCAGGTGCAGGAAATAAACCTTGGCGAGTGTACGACAATCCATTTGTCAGACCACCATATTTCCCTGTGGATGCAGGGCCAGATGGCCCATTAGAATATTAAGGATAATCATGCCAACAATCAATCAACTTCCTGTACTCAGTACAATATCTAGTGGAGATCAGTTACCTGTATATTCACCGAATAATGGCGATGCAAGAAGAACCTCAATAGGAAGTTTATTAACATTCTTCCAACAGAGTTTTGCTAGTCCAACACTTTCAGTTAATTTATATGTTCCTAGTGCTGGATTCAATATTACAGTTCCAACTCCTGTTAGCAATGACCAATGGATGTTAATTCAACCTGCGAGTACATTAGCAAGTGGCACGATTACATTACCTTTGAATACTGGTGTTCCTGATGGCACAACTGTGCTGATTACTACAACGCAAGAAATCACTTCTCTTACTATTGCCTTGAATGGTGCAACTGCACTTTATGGCGGAGTAACTACTTTATTGGCTGGCACGGCAACCGCCATCCGGTTTTATCAACCAACAAATTCTTGGTATCAGATTAATGCTGATGCAGTTTATGGAACAAATGTACAGGCTTTCTTAGCAGTTCCATCAAGTGCTAATCTTAGAGCTGCGATGACTGATGAGACCGGTACAGGTTCTTTAGTGTTTGCTACAACTCCTACACTTGTAACACCAGTAATCACTAATCCAACAGTATCTACAGGAACATTTACAAGTCCTACTTTGGTAACTCCTGCACTTGGAACGGTAGCATCT